AAAATGATAGTTCCAAACATCCGACCCTTTCATGCCATCAGTTGGTTGGCGAAACACGCTGTGGCAAAAGAGAATGACAAACATTTCCTCTATCTATTCTATGAAGATCTGAAACAATATAATTTCGTCACTATACAACAGATCATCGAAGATGCTTTAAAGCAGAAAGAGACCCTAAGGAAAAACAAATATAGGTATATCTCAGATATTGCTAGCTTATCTAAATCTACTACAGGAGATTCCAACCAGGATCTCAGAGTGATCACAAATATTGTAAACAACAAGAGATTTTCTTCTATAGAAAAGATAACCAGCGGATACTATCAGAATGAACTGTTTGAGATCAATATGTTACAGAAAGCATATGCTAGCACTCCTACGGAATTAAATGAAACCAATAAATATGATGAGAATATTCCTTCTTTAGAACCATTTACTTTGAATACTCCTGGTTATATCAAGTATGTAAAGAATGAAAAGATAGAAAAAGAATATTCAAACCGGGTTCGTTATATAATAAACAATTTTCCTGATGTTGATGGGCAAGGTATGGGTCAGCCTTCATATAGGAGCAAGTTCGGAAATGTAGCTAAATACATGAATGCTCTCAATCAGATCGATCTGACAATCACTGTTCCAGCAAACATGGATCTGAGAGCAGGTCAGGTGATTTATTGTGACATACCAGAAAATCACGGTTTTAATATCGTTGAAACAGACAAATATATCTCAGGGTTGTTCATCATATCAGAAGTTAAGCAAGTGATCATGCAGGGCAGTTTGGCTGCGACAACTTTACGGATCTATAAAGATGGATATTTTACAGGTTTATTTGAAACCTCTCTTTATAATACATCTAGCACAAATGATCCTACAGGTGGTAGACGATGAATGATGATTTTTATGGCGATAGATTTAGATGGTTCACGGGTGTCGTAAAGGATGTCGGCAACGATGGTCGAGTACGAGTCAGGATATTTGGGATACATGGCACAGAAGATACGACCAGGATATCTGATGGCGATTTACCATATGCCATGGTGTTGTTTCCCACAACTGGAGGACAGACATCAGGAGGTAATGCCAGCCATGGTCTAGTAAACGGCACATGGGTGGTGGGGTTCTTTGCGGATAACGAAGATTCACAGCAGCCCATCATCATGGGTGTCATCAATGGAGGACAGGGTTCTGTCAACAATTCTCCTGGAGGACAGGCACCTCAGACACCTTATTCTGATAGCGGGCTGATACTCACGCCAGATACAGGCGGCGCGCCCACTGATACGACTCAGACGCCATCCACGACTCAGCTCACAGGTTCTGGCAATCCCCAAAAAATATACAATTTCTTTTGGGAAAAGATAACAGCATTAAATTCCGTCGGACCAGAAGCATCTTTGAAAGCTATCTGTGCGGGGATAGTGGGAGTCCTCCAAGGTGAATCTGGGCCTAGCATAGATCCCACATCATATAATTCCATTGGGGCTTTTGGCATATGTCAATGGCTGGGTCCTAGAAAACGAAAATTAAGCGGGCCCGATTGGCACGGAAGCCCTGTTTCTAAAACTAATGCACCTTCATTAGAAAAACAACTTGATTTTATGTGGGATGAATTGACAGGACTTGAAAAAAATGTATTTGCAAAAATGTTGACAGCTCAAAACATCGAAGATGCTGTAGCATATACTAATATGTTTGAAAGAGATGAGTCTTGTTTTGAACCAGACACTGATGGAAAAACACCCAGAAAACCTTTTAGATTATTAAGCGAATGTAATAGAAGCCATCCTAACTATACAAAAAAATTAAAATTCGGCCGTGCTGCTTATGAAAAACTTTCTTATACGGGAACTGCGAGATCCATGCGATGAAAAATGTATCTCCTGAAGCACTATCATATTGCAGCAATTTTTATTTTACTTTTTCTAAAACATTAAGGAATCAGTCTGTCGATTTAAATGCCTATGCCAGCGCTACGTTTATAATAGATGTTGATGGTAGAGTATATCAGGGTGCTGCAGCACAGGAATCCGGTGCTTCGGTAGTTATCATTGGCGGTACAACAGAATTTATAAATGAAAAGGCTCCTGTAGTACATGTGGACTATTATATCACTCAACAGCAAAAAGTAACTTTATATACAGCAATGAAATCTCTCTCATCATTTACCAGCTCTGCTGAGATAGATAGCGACAATGACCAATTACGAAAAGCCGTTTCAGCTCTTTACTTAAATTTTTGTGGGTAACATATGTCTATTAATCCAGATGCGTTTGTATCAGATCCTTCACAAATCAAAAAAATCACCAACAGAGAAGGTGATGGTGTTAGCAGATCTACAGCACCTCAAGTAATCACTGCTGGCGTCACTTTTCCTTATTATGAAGTGTCTGTAAAAGATAAACCCAGCACAGGCAGTGATCAAGCGATTACTCATACTGGCGCAGGAATAGGCACTGCCAGCGGCGTTGGTGCATCGGGAGACATGCAAGGATTTGTTTCCTCTACAGGAAACAAGATTCTGATCAACAACGAGTTTGGTTCTGATACTATAACTCTACAGCATCATTCAGGTGCAACTATCATGATAGATTCTGACGGATCTATTCACATGGTATCATCCGGCAAAAGAGGTGTAGGAATGATTGCGCCAAAAGGTGATGCTACCGTATTTGCAAGAAACCATCTGATCTTAAAAGCTGATGGCAGAATAACGATTGAGACAGATGGTGATCTAGATTTCAATGTGGGCGGCAATCTGGGATTCCATGTGAATGGAGATATGATCACAAATGTTCGTGGCTCTGCAGAAGAATCTATCGAAGGAAGCAAAGTATTCGAAGTAGCAAAAGACATGAGCACGATGATCGCAGGTGATAACAGGATCACGTCTGCGGGTAAGACCAAGATACAATCATCCCAGAGCATCGATATGGATGCGGGTAAAGATATCTTTGTTAGAAGTGACGCTGCTATTTCAGTTCAAGCACAGACAGAATTCACTGCTCTATCTTTAGCTGACATGAATCTGGGAACAAAGGCAAAATTTACAGCGCTTGCTACGGGTGACATGAATTTAGGTTCGAAGGCAAAGGTTATTGCTAAATCATCTGGTGATATGAGCATAGAATCAGGTGGCACATTTGATGTTAAAGCAGCTAGCACGACCAAGATATCGTCTGCAGGTGCAGCATCTATCCATTCTTCTTCTACAGTGGATGTATTGGGAAGCGGAAAAATTCAGATCAAAGGATCTGCTACTGACGTTCAGGTAGGAGGATCCCCTAGTCCTGCAGCACCATCCGATCCTGCAGATCCTGCCGAAGCATCTTTAGCTCAGTATGCCCCAGCAGAGACGATCATCGATAACATAACAACCCTGAGAGTTGCTCCTGATTTTCCTATGAACGCCAAGAAGATGTCCAAGGAAGAATTCTCTCTTTACAAGAATGAAGGCGGAAATCCCAATCCTGTTGCTGAAGGTGCTGCTGCAGGAAATTCGGGAGCTGGCATGGTTCCATCAATAGTCGATACAGGTGAAACCATCGGACCTGTTGCTGAAGGAACTTATGATAGACCTGACGGATCAGTGACTAGCACAGGAATTGCACAACAAAATCCCATGCCGATGCCTACTTCGGTATATAATTCTAGCGAGAAGATATCCAGACATGTTACTGTAGGAATGGTAAAGAATTTGAGATACGCTCCTGCATCTCGACACCAAGCAATCCTTACTGAAGCCATGAACATCGCATGGAACATATTAGATCCGTTGTTTGATAAGTTTGGATCTAGGATACAGATCACTAGCTGGTTTAGATTGAGCAAAGCTACATCTAAACACACCACTGGGGGTGCTGTTGATCTGAGATGTTCAAATAAAGATGATACTACAACTACTGCTGCTATAGCAGCTTATGTGAGAGACAATCTTCCCTTTAGCAGGATATATCTAGAAAAGAATGACTCTCCAGGAATACATGTACATCTTGAATCTGCTAAACCTGGCCAACAAGGAGGCGGTCTTGTGTTGACATGTGCTGATCCAGCTTGCAACAATTCAATACCAGGATTATCACATTCGTATGTGGTCGCTGCTCTAAACGGAAGAAGGACAGGATAGCGATGGCCAACCAAATCTTAAATTCTACTACTCTATCAGCTATACAAAAAGGTGATTTTCAACAGCCAGGATTCTATGGCAATCAAGAATTAAAAGAATCAAACAATACATTTAATAATGCTATACAGATAGGAGCACAATTATTAGGAGTTGCTGCTGCATTGAAATTTGCTAGTCCTCCTCCTGTCAACTATGTCCGTACTCCTCAAAATTATATCCTCACTGATCTAGAAAAAGCTGTTATCTTATCTAAATCTACTGAACTCGCTTCTTTTGGAGTCGTTCCTCAAGATACCTTAGAGAATTTCTTTTACATACTTGCAGCAAACCAGAATCAAAGCGATCTTGAATATATCGCAGATGTTATAGGAATTCCTGATCTCGGACAGCCAAGATATATCAGAAACATAAGAGATATCACTCAGATACAAGATATCTATAAGATAGGATATCTTGCAAACGGAGTTGCATCTATCAATCAGAGATATGCACCACAATATAGAAATATAGAACAGTATGGCGATTATACTCAAAATAGCGTCGGCGATGTATTGTCTGCAGTAGCCCTTGGGACGACATTGGGAGTGATAGGACCTTCTATTATTGAAACAGCAGGTATATTTAATGCACATACAGGTGTTCTCAAGAATGCACCTGCGTTGTCAATCGGCGCAATTAATCAATCTATCAATCTATATTCAGGACTATCAAGCGGTGCTTCATTGGCACCCGCTACGATCAGCGCCATATTAAATCCTACAGCTACTATACAATCACAAGCAACTTTAATAGCGTCCGGTGCCATCAATAGTTTATTGAGCGCGACTCCATTAGGAGGGGTATTAAGTTCTTTAGGACCATTAGGTGGAATTGCGATGGGAGTCCTGTTGCAACAAGTCGGAGGCAATGCAGTAGGTAGCTTCATGTCAGAAGTTCTGACAGGACAAAGAATTGCATCATCAATGTTAGCAAATAATCCTATGTTGACGCCACCTTCTATGGCGGGTAAGAGTTTCTTTGGTGAAGCACCTGTATCGCTTCCTGCAGTCGATCAAGTGTTCTGTAGGAAGATAGGAGCATTCGGAACTCCTACTGGCGGCACAGGGGTTGTCAGCTTCGGAATGCAGAATTTTGCTTCCATGGGCGGAGCATTATCTATCGCATCCGTAGTATCTAATCTAGTGACAGGATCATCTGCTATTCCATCACCGACTACTTTTTATGGACAGCAAGTAGCAACGATGACATCCGACCTCTGCAACAACATGAATGTTCCTATAACATCTACGATCGAGATGAGAAGATCTGACAATGCTATTCCATTGATGCTCGGAATGAGCGCTGTGATGATAGGAGAAAACTTCTCCCCATTCGGATCTAAACCTATGACACAAGGATGGGCATTAGCATCTTCTACTGCTAATGACATCCAAAAATACAATCCGCAGTATTTAAATGCTTGTCGGACATCATTATAAATATACGATGGCAAGCACGATATTCTATTCAGATATACCTACTAATTTTGATATCCATCCTATAAAACAGGATCTGGTATTGATCGCCAATGAGGTTGCGGTAAAGAGATCTATTCGCAACTTACTATTGACAGATCCTTATGAGAGGTTCTTTAATCCAGGATTGGGATCGGGCATACGCCAGACGCTGTTTGAGAATATAAGTCAAGATACTGAATACATCTTAAAAGAAAAGATCGCAGAGACCATAAACAATTATGAACCCAGAGCTCGACTTATAAGCGTCACAGCAAAAGGATTTCCTGATGATAACGCTTATGAAGTCACTATCGTATTTTCGATTGTTAATAACATATCACCGATAACATTAGATTTCGTCTTAAGAAGAGTAAGATAAATGGCCAATACAGGATTCCTAGACGTTTCAGAATTAAGTTTTGACGGTATCAAAAACAACCTTAAGACCTTTATGAAATCTAAGACGCAATTTAAAGATTATGATTTTGAAGGATCTAATCTTAATTCTCTGTTAGATGTATTGTCTTACAACACATACATGAATGCTTTCTATCTTAACATGATAGGCAGCGAGATGTTCTTAGACTCTTCGCAGCTAAGAAATTCAGTCGTATCTCATGCAAAAGAATTGAACTACACTCCGAGATCAAGAACATCCGCAAGAGCAAAGGTTACCTTTGCTATCAATACAGGTGGTGATGTTCCTGACAATGTAGTGATCCCGGAAAATTATACCTTAAGATCAGTGGTTGACGGGATCAATATGGATTTCACAACAAATGAAAATATCACAATCAATAGAACAGATGTAGGATATGTAAGCGATCCTGTGTATGTTTATGAAGGCAAGATAGTACAAGAATTCTTCAATGTTGATGGAACAGCACGATATACTCTTAGCTCATCAAACATCGATACTAATAGCATCAGAGTTACTGTGATCAATTCTTCATCAGATTCATCGAATTCTATATACACGAAAGCCGATACTTTATATGGTCTAACTTCAAATTCAGAAGTATATTTTATCCAAGGATATAATAATGATCAATATGAGATTGTTTTTGGCGATGGAATTTCTGGCAAATTATTAGCAAACGGAAACATAGTAAAAGTAAAATACAGATCAACTAATGGCATACTGGGTAATAAAGTTGTAAACTTTTCGACTAGCGGCAAGGTAGGAGATAGCTCTACTTATTCTGTCACAGCAACAACTAATATTTCTGCTGCAGATGGGTCAGAAAGAGAAACTATAGAATCCATGAAGCTCAATGCCCCTAGGCATTTTGCTGCTCAAAATAGAGCAGTCACAAAAGAAGATTATACAACGCTGATCATCGAGAAATATCCGCAGATCAAGACAGTAAATGTATATGGCGGAGAGAATGCAATTCCTCCACAGTATGGCAGAGTCATCATCAGCATGATTCCTTATGGCGATTTTCCTGTCGTATCTGCAGAGCTTAAAACAGATATCGTCGCCTACTTAAAAACAAAAAGCATCACGACAGAACCTGTGATCAAAGATCCTGAATACATGTATATTGAGATACAATCGATTGTTAGCTACAATCCTTCATTGACTACTAAAAGCACACAACAGCTTAAATCAGACGTCTTAAATCAGATAAAATCATATGAAGCTACATATCTGAATGATTTTGGAAATGATCTTCGCAAATCTAAATTATCTTCTATGATTGATTCTGCAGATGCATCGATAGTCAGCAATCAAACAACGCTTCGAGCAATATACACTATCGTCCCTACAAAAGGCATCAAACAGAGAATTGCCTTTTCTTTCTCAAATCCTTTAGCAAGGCCTTTACGTGCTCCTTATATTATTAATGAAACTGAAGCTGTTCGAAGCACATCATTTGATTATTTTAAAGATGGCGTTTATTATAATGCGTCAACATCTCAAGGTCAGGTCACGCTAAGCGATGATGGCAACGGATTCATTAGATTATATTATACTGAAAGAAGAGAAGATTCTATAACTAAAATTGTCACGATAGTTCAACAGATATTAGAATCCAATATAGGAACTGTCAACTATGATACGGGTGAGGTATCTTTCGATATCAATCCTTATGATTATGACGCTAATATCAAGATCTTTGGTAAAGTAATAAATGATGATATCGTGGTACAAGAGAGCAAATATCTCAAGATAGACTATGAAGAAATCGGTATAGCTGTAAGCACATATAGACAATAATGATAACAGATCTAAAAAACATCGCACCGTTAGTAAAGAATCAGTTTCCTGACTTCTATAGAGAAGAGGGTGATAACTTCCTGCAGTTTATATCTGCTTATTATGAATGGATGGATGAGCAAGGTCCTATAAAAAAATCTAGAAATCTG